CGACTTATTGCAACGAAGTTTAAGAACTATAAATATCACTATTGATGAGAATACTATATCTATTGTAACTTCCCCCGATGGCATTCCTAAGGCGCAGTCTGCAGCTGTAGTGGGGGGAGTTATAGCAACGCTCGCTTCATCCTTGCAGTCTACTGTGTCCACCGTTAAACAAGTTGGTACCCAGCTTGGGGCTATAGCTGACGTGGCTACAAGTGTTATTCTAGGTTCGACGGACCATATGCAGAATAGTGAAGTGCCCGATGGGGTGGTGAATAGTCACCTTGATTTCAGAGAACGTATAAAGAAATATCACTTGTTATCTACACATAGGTTTGGCAAAGATAAAATGGTGTTAACTATACCAGTGGCCCCCACTACTTCAGCATTTTCTGGAGGACATAGTGGTGAACCTTCTTATGCTTTGCCTCATCCTCTTATGTGGTACACTCGTATGTTTAGACGGTGGTCTGGTTCTATTAAGCTCAAATTTCGAATAACCGGAAACGTCTTTACATCTAGACGTGTGATGATAGGATGGTCTACCCAGCCAGATGATTCTACGCATCCCTTAACTCCATCCACGGTGATAGACATTTATCAGAACATCATTTTTGAGGTGGTTGTGCCCTGGATGGCAGTCAAGAAGATGTTGGCTGTGGGTGCTCCCAATGGATTTTTGAATTTTATATATTTATCCGATGTTGTGTATCCTCCTATGGCACCTACTGGAAATGCTCTTAATGGCATGGTCGTATACATAGCAGCTGGTGATGATTTTATCGTAGAGGGACCGACTACAGTAGCTTTGACGCTCCACACGCTTTTATCTGCTAAGAAAGCTACTAGTAGACGTGCTGCTATACCTGATGAGGTTGCAGTTGGGTTTCCCGCCTTTTCAGATGAAATCACCGACGGAAACGTGGATTTTGTATTTGATGAAACCACTAAGCTATGGTATCGAGTTATACTTATAGCTACTGATAGACAACAATTCCTGTTGCCCGCAGGGAAAATAATAC